ACCTGCAACTACTGGATTAGATGTATCAAGACTTCTAATATTATAGACGTTATTATTTACATACCATTTAAACTCTCTAGCAAGCGAAGCACCTAACAAGTGATGTGGTTTATTCCAGTTCCAATAACCTTCATCAATAAGTCGTTTTACAAGATGTTGTCTTCCTGTAGTTTGTCGCATTAATTTTTTAGGGGTTAGTAAATTACTAAAACCAGTTACATCGTACATGCTAAAATCAAAGCTAATAGCAATATAATCAGCATACGCTGACATAAACCTATAACACTCAACGACTTCCGTCCATGTTTTACCTTGAACAGCTCCTATTGTAGCACCTGGTAAGCCCTTATATTCATCTGTAAACTCTTTAAAATTATCCATTGTCCCTTCTGAGTCCTCTAATACGTCAGGTACAATGTAATAATTCGGCTTTATCTTTTCACACCACTCTGCATATTTTGCCGAATCAAATGCCTCTTTGAGCTCAAAAATAGAATTATCTAATAAGATTTCCCCATCTGGTCTTTTCGCTCTATATCGACCAAGAAACCAATCTCTGTATTCCGGTTCTTCTTCCATTAAGTGCACTAAGCAATATTGATAATCATTATATAATATTGACTCTGGCAGAAGAGTGATAGGTGACTCATGAGAGACTTTAATCATAAGCACTATTATAGCATATCTACTACAAAGATCAAGTAATAAATAATTATACATGCCTAATATAGCAAAAAAAGCTATTACAAGTGCAGCTGCTAGTGCCGCTGGTGCCATCGCCGCCCTTAAAAAAATGATTGCGATCCCAATGATACCGCCATTTATGGAACTGGCGGCAAATCTTAAAAGCCTAATATCGGTAAAATTGATAAAAGAGGCGATTAAGAAAAAAGTTGACGCTGTTAAAGATATTTTAGATCCTACTAAAATAAAAGATCAGATATCTGGAGATAAAAAAACTGGTATCATTGCATCGGTTACGCCTAGACAAGTTAAAGAACTTGTTAAAGGTTATAAGCAAGGAATGAAGTTAACTCCAAAAGAAGCTATAACAAGTACCTTAGAAAAATTTACCGGTGTAAATTTAGATCAAGATAATTTATTACAAAGTTTAGGTGGAGCAGTATTGGATTCTATTAACGCACAGATTAGTGCTCTTAAGCAAACATTTATGCAAACAGTAGTCGGCTGTATTAATAAAGCAGTAAGAGACTTACTTAATAAATTCCCTACTTTAGATTTTTTAATAAATCTTGAAGATAGATTAAATGGTATTTTAGGAAAATTTCGGAATCAATTAGAACAAAAAATTGATGCTGAACTTCGAGGGTTAATGTATCACAAAATTAAGATACATCAGTTAACATTATTTAAACAAAGTTTACATGGATCAATTAGATCAATTTGTCCTGAAGCTACTCCAGCTTCTTCCGCTGAAGTAAAGGCATTTATGGATGCTTTTGAGGAAGGAAAGAGAAAGAGAGAAGAAGCATATGAAGATAAAGATAGAAAAAATCAAATAGATGATCAGGGTCGTGCCAACCCTAGGGTTGTAGGAGAATCGTCAACAAGGAAATCTGTTACACCTAAAGATGAAAGAGATTGGCGAAATAATCCAGATCTTAAGATGCAGAAAATTACAGATTCGGGTGATGATATAATGGCAGCCGCGCAAAAGGCCGTGACCGCCAAACCACCTAGTAAGAATACTGTTGGCACACAATTTACAGATGTAAGCCGTCATCCAGGAGGTAAGGTAACGTATGTGTATACAGGACAAGGCGATCGAGGAGGTCATTGGATGACTGATGAAGAGTTAAAACAGAATAAAGATGCTGCTCGTCGAATTAATGTGCAATTGATTAATGATCCAGAGTTTAATACAGGTAGTTCTGGTATTATGATGGCGAGTAATACTGGAGGCACCACACGCAGTAGACCTAGTGGAGGTGTATCTCAAGAAGATATTGACAAATATGGTTATGAGGCTTTAGGATTAGAAGATCCGGAAACGTAAAATAAACAGTAGGATAATATGAGTATGTATGTAAATGCAAATATAGATACAGGATTAAACGAATCCGAGAAATATTTTGGTAATTATTTAGGTATAGTTATACAAAACAATGATCCTGATAAAGGCGGTAAAATAAAAATATGGGTACCTCATATATCACCTACAGTATATAAAAACTGGGATCAGACTCATGAGGATAAGTCCTTTAAATTTATTGGAAAAAATATTGATAGTGATATTACAGATATTATAGAAGAGCTTAAAGTTGTTGTTCCATGGGCAGAGTGTGCATCTCCATTAGTAGGCAGTATTGCCCCTGCAAGATATAATGCATACAGTCAAGCAGCGACAATATCAGATTCGAATAAAATCGCCAGTTCAATATCTATGCGCGATGCAGATGGAGAGAAACCTACTGGTAGTGATACATATAAACTTAATGACGACGGTATAGGTGAAAAACCTGCTAGGAAGTATGAACATCACGACCTTAAAGTTGCTGATGCATTTTCAGATAAAAATGAAATTAGATTTAATAATGTGAATAGATTTTCATATAATTACGTTCCAACTTCTTATTCTAATAGTGCAAAAGGTAGCTTTAGTGTACCTAATGTGGGCGCTCATGTGTGGTTGTTTTTTGCAGAAGGAAACCCAAATAAGCCTGTTTACTTTGCAACTACGTATGGGGCGGATGAGTGGAAATCAATATATAATTCTGATTTAGATTATCCTAATTCGTATGAAAATATAAGTACTGACTATAATCATAACACAGATATTTATAGAAATAAATATGTTATAAATCAAAAAGGCGGTACTATAGAAATAGTTAGTACTGATAATAAAGAGTCTTTAAAATTAACTCATTATTCTGGCTCCTTTAAAGAGTTTAATAATGATGTTAATATAGAGTTTGCAACAAAGAATAATCAAAAATTAGTTCAAGGTGATGAATTTTTTACTGTTAATGGTACTAAGAATGATTATGTTGGTAGAGATTACGATCAAATTATTAATGGAGATTATTATAAAAAAATTGGTAATCTAAATAGAGATTATCAAAAAGAATGGCGAGATCTTATGGATGATATTGCCGATGGTAAGCAGTTATTTGAGCTTCAAAGAGCTGAAGTAATAACAGATTCTAACGATTTTATAAAGAAGACCTCAGGTATTCAAAAGAAACTCGGTACTCCAGCACGATGTCCGCTTTGTAGTGAGGTGAGTTTGAAAGATCAAATATGGGACAATGCATATAGTTTTACAGGCGTTAAACAAAATTTTCCTTATGATAGTGCTACGGCTTCATTTGATTTCTTCGCTGGTGTAGAATCAGACTATGCTAATACTATTAGTGATTTAATTGACCCGGGAACCCCGGCACAGTTCTTAGGTAAAACATCTTGTCCAGTGTGTAACGGTTCAGGCAAAAGTCCGTCTAGTCGTGATGGTAAATGGAATGTTGAAACAGAAAAGGAAAAGGCTGTAATAGATAATCTCCAAACAAAGATTCAAAAGATAGTTAATATTGAGAAAAAATTAGGCCTAGGTGGTAGTGAGATTGTAAACATTACAAAGCATAAAATAGAAAATATTGGTTTAATGTATAATGACTTCCCGTCAGTGCGTATAGATGAAGTTGGTAAAATAGAAAATTACGAAGTACAAGCATTTGAAAAAGGTGTTGTCACTACAAAGAAAGAATCAGCTTTATTAGAATATGTTCATCAGGATGATTTCCCAGGAGGAGATTATACGCAAAACATCGGTAATAAATGGAATGTCTTAGTAGGTAGTGGTGGAGTTAGTATTAAGTCTACAGGTGGAGTTGATATTGGAGGCACAATAACAAATATCGCAGGTCAGCAAGTTAATATAAGTTCAGAGTATGAAATTAATATGTCATCTAAACGGATCGATATTGCTGCTGATATGTTAACTTTACGTAATAAACACAGTAAGCAAGTATTAGTAGATAGTAATTTAGGTGTTAGTCAAAATATTGTTATTCAGGGTGGTGCGCATATTGAAGGAGAGTTGAGTGTTCATCATGTTTCAGCGCCTGTTGAAATACAAGAAACAGAACCAGTATCAGTGTTTGGTAAATTATTAGAAGGGTTATCGTTTAATGTTAACATCGAGGGT